ATATAAAGACTATGAAAAATTAAATGAATATCAATCTTTAATAATTGAAGATTTAAAAAATTGGTTAAGTACACATAAAATAGAAGAACACGCAAAACTTGTATACTCTGGTACGAATTCGAGTACAATAAAAAAACATGATTATAATAAATCTCAAGCTTGGTTGACTCCAAATGGTATCACATTTACTAATCCCGAAGAAGTAGTGGACGAAACAGAAGATACTCCAAATCCAGCATTTAATCCAAATACATATAAACATATAGATAATTGGAGATTTGTTCCAGGATATGTTGAAGGAAAATGGAATATGGAATTTTTAAATGTAAAGACACAAAAAGCATTAAGTGAATTAGAAGGATTGCTTCAAATGAATATAAATTTTTTAACACCATTTGGAAAAATAACACCACATTTAGATGTGGGTAGTTGGAATAAAATGGCTATTTATTACAATAAGCCAGATTTAGATGGATATTTAATTGTATCAACAATACATTCAGGTATGACAGATCCTAAAACTAAAACAGTGGGTATGCGTGTAGGGATAGGAGATTCATACGAGAATTGGCAGCCAGATGATTATATTGAACGTCGATATCCATTAGTTGGTGAATTAGTTTGTTTTGACGGAAGAAGAGGAATCCATGACATGTGGAATAACACAGCAGAATATAGAATCACTGCTGTATTTGATATAGATATAAAAGCTTTTAACAAATGATAATTGAAACTAAAACATTCAAATGGTATAGTCAATTAATTGAATTACAAGAATTAATTAAACAAGATTTTAATAATTGGTTATTAAAATATAAATTTGAAGATAGAGTTCAAGTACAAAAGTTTGAAAACCCAGAGGTGTATCCTGAATATTCAAACATCACAGGAGATATGGATGATTATCATAGACCTGAAAATATAAAAGATAAAGAAGAGGGTAAATCAAAAGAATATTGGTTTTGCGATCCTATACTTACAAACAGAGGAAATATTAAATGTAAGTATTACGAAGATTGGAAAACTTCAGCAGATTTTGCTGTTAAAATTCCTGGACTTGTTCAATATATTGTAAACTTTGTAAGACCAAATACTCGACTTCCAATGCATGATGATAGTGGTGGTTGGAAAAGACAAGAAAAAGATTTAGGAATTAAACTAAATGGATTTACAAATGTATTCGGACTGCAAGCAAATGGAAATAATTCTTATTTTGAATTTGGTAAGAATAATTCTAAACATCCATTAAACACAGGAGAGTGGATAACATTTGAAGGCAAAACACACGAACACAATGTGGTGAATAATAGTAGTATATGGCGTGTCACTGCAGTTGTAGATTTTTTAGCATCTGAATATAACCTATCAATACCAGAAACTAAATACTTAAACCATAGATGGAACAACTATAATTACTAATATGTGGATAGACGCAAAAAAATATAAACATTATGAATATCTTAAAACAAGTTTAATTCCTGCATTGGAATTAGATTATAATAGGTTTATTCGCAAATTTAATATCACAGAAACAGGTGTAAACGTATTTCGATTTGAATATCCCAATCGAGAAGACGATCATGCTGATGATTGGTGGGCTATACCACTTATTCAAGGAGGTGAAGCAGTACCACCTTTAAGAAATCCATGGCAGCATGCAACAGCAAGTTTAAAAGAAATTCCTGGAGTATTTCAATCAATCGTAAATTTTATAAAACCAAATGGTGGATTGCCAATGCATCATGACTTTGGTAGTTGGCAAAGAATAGAAGAAGCAATAGGGCATCCAGTAAAAGGATATACAATTGCAATTGGTATTGATATGCCATCAAACGATCCAAATGTTTGTGGTATGGAATTTGAAAATGATACTTATCCAAGAACTTATGAAAATAAAGAAATCGTAGCATTTAATGGACGTGACTTTATGCATAAAGTATGGAATAAAACAGGAAATTGGCGTGTTTCTTGTGTAATTGATACGAATATTACTCATTGGAAAGAATAAACACTTTACATACAATAAAAAATATAGTATAATATAATCTATGTGGCTTGGAAATCCTACATCTTATTCAAATTATAATGCATTAAGTGCTATGATGATAGCATTAATGAGTGACTATGCTGAATGGCGTGGTAAAAGAACATTCGAAGATACAATAAACGCAGATGATCGTTATTCTATGCCTGCTGAAAATAGAGGTGGCTTTAAAGCATTACCACTGATTGATGCTCGTAAAATAAATGAACAATTAGAAGATAGATATCTTTGGAAACGCACTACTACTCAGTTCTATAATATTCCTGGAGCGATAGACTTATGTGTTAATATGATACGTCCAGGAAAAATGTTGCCAGTACATCATGATGGTTATGTTTGGGATTGGATACGTCAAAGTATGGGCGATCCTACACTTGAAGGATATACTGTAAGTTTTGGTATTGATATACCTGAACCTGAGAAACAAGCATTGTTATTTGATGGTGAAAAGAAAATTTGGAAAACAGGAGAGTTTGTAGCATTTAACGGACACGATATTCAACATAGTTTAAGAAATGAAGCAACAAACCCAGAGCATTGGCGAGTGACAGCTGTAATGGAAATTGATAAAAAATATTTTAATTTATGAGTTTAGAAACCGATCAATTACAACAAGAAATTTATGATGATATATTTAAAAATGCTATGGATCTTATAGTTAAACATCAAAAAAATTCAGAGGTCAATCAATTAGTTTCGAGTACGATGCTTGCAATAGCTATTCGTTTTTATAAATCAGCTTTAACTGATACAGATTTTCAAAAATTTTTAAATTCAATTGTAGAAGTTGGACAAAATGCAAGACCATTTGGTGTTGCTGAAATATTACCAAAAAGAAAATTGAATTAACTAAATAGGTGTGCTTTTTTAACAAAGGAGGGTATTATGACTCTTTTTGTTTATGAGGTAATAGTACTTATTTTATCAGTTATTATGTTAGGAGTATCAGTTTATTATATGTTTAAAATTGAAAAATATAATAAAAAATAATTATTATTTTATACTATGAATATATTTTACTTAGATAGAGATCCTAAAATTTGTGCGACAATGCACTGCGATAAACATGTAGTCAAAATGATTATAGAGTATGCGCAGTTATTGTCAACTGCGCACCGAGTTCTTGACGGAACATCAAACAACGTCCTTACAAAATCAAAACGCAAATATACAACTTGGAATCATCCAACTCCATTAATGGAATCTACATTATACAAATCTACTATGAAAAATCATCCATCAGCTATATGGGTTCGTGAGAGCGTGACACATTATGAGTATTTAAAAGAATTATGGAAACATTTATCAGATGAATATACTCATCGTTATGGTAAGATACATAGTACCTACACTAAATTAAAAGATGTATTAAAGATAAACCCAGTCAATATACCTAATATTCCATTCGAAGAACCACCACCAGCAATGAGTCATTTTCCATTATGTATTGTACCAAATAATAGTCTTTACTCTTATTACAATTATTATATCGTAGCAAAGAACTATTTTGCTAAATGGACTAATCGACCAATACCTGTTTGGTATTCAGAAGGATTGTCAACAAAAAAATTATATGCCTAATTATACATTCGAAGATATAAAAACAGGAAAAGAAAATACAGAAACTATGAAGATGGATGAGTTAGAATCATACTTAAAAGCAAATCCAAACAAGAGACAAATATTTACAAATATGCCAGGATTTGTATCTAGTTGGAATGTAGGTGGTTCGAGTGGTAAAATAGTTGAGAGAAAAAAAGGTTTTAAAGAAGTATTAAATAAAATTCATAAGAAGACTCCTGGAAGTCGTTTAAATAAAACAACAGACATATGATGACATTAGAAAAAATAGTATTTGCTACTGAAATAACAGGTATGTTAATTATTATTACAATAGTGGCAATTATACTAGGATATAAATTATCAGAATGGTTTACAAAGGATAAAAAATGAGTATATTTACAGAAGAAAGATTAGGAAAAGCATTGTATATGACAGATATAACAACTATAACAAGTTGGCATTCTGCCTTACAACAATCAATGCCAGAAGATATGATTGAGAACCCAAATCGTATTGCTGGATTTTTAGCACAAACATCTCACGAATCAGGTAAATATAAATTTCTAACAGAAAATTTAAATTATTCTGATAAAGGTTTATTAAAAACATTCCCAAAATATTTTAATGAGAGTAATGTAATGGATTATGCTCGCAAACCAGAAGCAATTGCTAATCGAGTTTATGCGAATCGTATGGGAAATGGTGATGAGGCATCTGGTGATGGTTGGAGATATTGTGGTAGAGGATTAATACAATTAACTGGTAAGAATAACTATCAAGCATTCGCTGATAGTGAAAACATGAATATAGAAGAAGTGCCTGAGTTCTTAACTTCGTATATTGGTGCAGTAAGATCTGCTCTTTGGTTTTGGAATAAGAATAATTTAAATGCTACAGCCGATGCAGGAGATTTATTAATGATGACTAAAAAAATAAATGGAGGAACACATGGACTTGCTGAAAGAACAGCTGAATACACAAGAATCCTTGAAATATATTCAACCTAATAAAAGATTCACTCATCTTTCACTTGAGTTTCCTAAGCTAGAAAGAATAGATTCCTCTGGGAGTAGAGTTTATAAAACACCAACAGGACAATTATATCCTTCAGTGACAAGTATTACATCACTACAAAACAGAGCAAGTATTGTTGAATGGAGGACTCGAGTTGGAAGTACTGAAGCAAATAAAATATCAAGAAAAGCATCAGGACGTGGTACTCTAATTCATAAGTGGGCTGAAAAATATTTACTTAATGATGGGTTTGAATATAACACAGAAGATTTAGTAGAATCAACATTATCTCAAGACTTTACTAACTTTATACCAGTATTAAATGAAATAGATAATATAATGGCACTCGAAACACCTATGTTCTCTCATGAACTACAATGTGCTGGTACAGTTGATTGTATAGCTACATTTAAGAATAAAGTTTCTTTAATTGATTTTAAAACAGCATCAAAACCAAAAGAAAAGAAATGGATACAAAACTATTTTATGCAAGCATCAGCATACGCACATATGTTTAAAGAATTAATGGGAAAACCAGTACAACAAACAGTATTATTATTCTTAGTAGATGGTGGTGAAACACAAATATTTACTGAGAATCCAATCAACCATCTTGAGATGTTTAGATTTTATAGAGAACAGTATAGAAAAGAAAATGAATTGGCAATCTAATAAAGGTTTTACAGCAGAAGAACTTACAAAGTTTGGTAAAAACGTTTGGGATGAAAAGCTTTATATAATTAGATATAAAGGATTTTCTAATGTGACAATAGAGAGTGATTTTAACAACTGGATAAAAGAAGTAGATGACCTTAAAATTGAAAAAGAAAAAGCATAAATTTAATAGTCCATTTTTATCAGGAAGTGATATGAAACATGTACGAACTAAAAGAAATAAGTCCAGCAGAAAATCTTAAGAGAGTCATTAAGACCGATGGATATTGGGTGCATTACGAGAATCGTATTAACTTAGAAATACAGTCTGGTAATTGTTCTTTCACACTTGGATATAATCATAAAGAATTAAAGAGTTTATTACCAACGAATGAGATTGACTTTCTTCGTGGGAATAGTGGTGAGACTGCTGAGCCTGTTGATCGTTTAAGTGAAACACTTACAAAAGAAGCTGGTATGGATGGGATTGCCTATGCTGTATCTGGCTCTGATGGTAATGAGTGTGCTTTTTATATTAATGATTTGTATTGGACGAATAAAGGTGAACCACAAAGAAGATATATAATTTCAATACCACCTTGTTATCATGGAACCACAGTTGTTTGTCGGAGTGCGAATAACGATATCGTAGAGAAAAGACAGAGTCGTTTTGTTCCAATACGTGGACGAACTTGGTACACTACAGAAGATAGTATTACTAATGAAACAAATGTACTCGAACAAATAATTCAAACGTTCAAGACAAGAAATGACATTGGTGCTATTCTAATTGAGAGTTATCCTTGGAATAAAACAATCGCTCCATGGAGTCATAACTTCTATCAATTACTTCGTGCAGCTGCTACGTTGTATGGTGCAAATTTAATCGTAGATGATATTGCAGGTTATGGTGGTAAGATAGGAACACTCTTTACTCATACAGCTTATAATATCAAGCCTGATATAGTGACAATCGGTAAAGCACTTACAAATGGATTAATACCATTATCAGCTTGTTTAATTAATGATAAAATATTGAAACAAGTAAAGACTAAATTTAATTGGGGGCATACATGGCAACCGAATATGTATGGTGTAAGAGTAGCGAATCGTTGTATAGAATTAATACAAGAAAGAATGGCATACTCGAAAGTAATCGAAAAGAATTTAAATGACATAGGCAATCGTTTAAAGAGTAAAGGACTCGTAAGAAACGTAATTGGGAATGGAGTATGGAAGTCTTTTGTACCAGAACCAAATCCAATACCAATCTCGTTAGCTGAGATTGATAAAGCAGGAATGTCAGCAACAACGAACGAGAATACAATTAAGACAATTATACCATTAATCGCTGATGATTTATATTTCGAAGAATTAGAAAAGCGATTAGAGGTTTGTTTAACTAATATACAAGAACAAAGAACACAAGGAATATTGATATGAACGATAAACAATCAGCAGAAAAAACTGCATATTTCCAATCAACTGCAGGTGGAAACCGAATACCTGATTGGTATATAAACTATTCTGAAGGAGTGCCAGCATTTGCTGAATACTTCCGAAATGAACTTAAACGTTTTGAATCATTCGAAGATCAACAGTTATTAAATATTGTTGCTCTGACTGTTGCAGTAATAAACAATTCAAAAGATCTAATGCATGATATAAGTCAAACGATGTTCGACCGAGACTTCGTGTTTAGTCGTGATGAAACAATGGGTGCAATCGTAGAATGTTTAAATGATTATACACTCTTGGAATCTGGCTATGTTTTAGGCGAAGACCGAGACGAAGCAAGAGTACGAATGACAATCGCAATTCTTAAAGGTATATCAAAGGATCGATTTACTGATTGGAACGAAACAAGAACAGCAGAAGAGTTTAGAATACGTGCGATCATTGGAATAGTTGACGTTATAAGCAAAATCATCTAAACCCCTCTCAAAACACGTTAAAATAGGTTTAAACCCTATTTTACAGCCAATTTACTCTATTCTAAACCATTGATTTATAATGCTTTTTTTATACTACTTATGGTTTAAAAAGCTTTACTTTTAAGAATTTTTAAGGTATAATATACCTAAATAACATATAAGATTTGTTTCTTTTATTCTTCCCAAGAATAATCGAAGCGTGAACTATATTGATGAAAAAACTATGAAGCCATATAATCGAAACTTTCGAAGCACAAAAGACTTCAAGTCGAAGAACAGATTCGACTCGCCGAAAAGAAGTTTCTCAACACCGCACTACGAACGTCCAAGAGAATCAGGACGAGAAGTAATCGTTGAGAACGATAACATTGAGAAGGCAATCCGAAGACTTAAAAAGAAAGTTGATCGCGAGGGTTTGATGCGTGAGATACGTGATCGAGCCACTTATAGCAAACCATCGGAGAAACGTAAGATTGCAGCACAGAACGCAAGAGAACGTTGGCTGAAATATAAACGTGACCGAGATCGTTTGATTTAATAAACCCTAATATAATCTAATTCGAAAGGAAAAGAGTATATGAAAAGTTTGAATTTACAGGATGTAGGTAGGCGAGTGCGTCTCGCACTATTTCTTCTAATCCTATTACCATTTTTAATTATTCCAAGCATACCCACCTCAGCAGACGAAGAGTCACCTGAGTTTATTTGCTTAGTTGAGAACATTTACTTTGAGAGTAAAGGTGAATCAATGCGAGGAAAGATCGCTGTTGGGATTGTCACTCTGAATCGTCTGAAAGATCCGAGATACCCTAAAACAATCTGCGAGGTTGTAAAGCAGGGTCCAGTTCGAGAATCTTGGAAGACAAGACAGAATCCTACTCTCACAGCCGACCAACGTTCATACAATCCAGTCCGTCATCGTTGCCAATTCTCTTGGTGGTGTGATGGATATAAAGAACGAATTAAGTATGATGAAAACTGGATCGATTCAGTAAAAGCAGCAAAGTCTGCTCTGACTGGTAAGTACGATGATCTAGTTGGTGGAGCAACACATTACCATGCTGTCTATGTGACACCTGAATGGGCGAATCGTCTAAGATTCATCGTTCAGATTGATAATCATAAATTCTATGAATACCCAAAAATCAATAAAGTCGCAAGTCTATTCTAAATCCAAAGGCACTCATCCTTCCCAACCGAGTGCCTTTGCATTCTCTCGCCCAATTCTCTCTATATACTCTAATCTAACCAGAGCGTCGCAATTTTATGCCTAGAATCTTCGCAAGCTGCAAAGTGTGTAGTCTAAACGTATATGTGCGACTGAGTAAGCAATGCCTGTTGCAAGCACAGTTTCGTTGCGAATCGAAGCATGCTGCAAGGACTGGAGTCTGTGAATTAAAGCTTTCGCAGAGAAACTCTAAGAGAGTGCAGAGAAACTCTAAGAGAGTCAAGTCTCTTTAGCTTCGAATTCTTGGAAACAGTCGTTCACGTATGAAAAAGCAAGGAAATACGATGCTGAACCTCACGAACGACAATCTCCGACAAACGAGTCGCATTCCTTCGCACACTCCCACACACAACCACACACTCCAGCAAATTC